ACGGTGTACTCGATAAATATAAAGTGTTTTACTATGAGAAAGATGAAACATCGATATACGGAGAAGGTCTCGCGAGAGTGATGAGACATTCACAGATTTCTATTTCTGCCGGGTCCCGAATGCTACTAGATAATGCTGCGTGCGTAACTGGTGATACGGTTGTTTATAGGAATCAATCAACCCAATACGCTACGAGTGAAAATGGAAGGTCAGCATGTATAACAGTTAAAGAGTTATGGGATAAAAAAGGAGCATTCAAGAGTGGTCTTAAAAGGAATAAGATACGTTGCGTCGATGAAAAAACAGGAGAGATTTATTACAATCGGATAACAGATGTTTTCAATAATGGCATACGCCCAGTTTTTGAAGTTACAACAGAACATGGTTATAAGATAAAAGCAACAGATGACCATCGTTTTTTATGTGATACTGGCCATTGGCAAGAACTGTCTATTTTCTGTGTCGGTGATGATATTGCAGTTAATGGGCAGCCAAAGAAAAAGAATGGCAGATGCATAGAATGTGGACGACCGACTACAATGATTGGGGTCCGATGTAGAAGTTGTGCTTCAAAAATGCATAACAGCAAATGGAATACACAACAGGCGATGATTGCGGCTGATAGCACTGATGCGTCTAAAAGTACGGCCAGACAACGGTGGGCATGTCAGAAAGATAAGAAAGATTATTGTGAACGGTGTGGTATTGATATAGAAACTGGTGTCAGTTTAGGTATTCACCATATAGATCGGAATCCCTATAACAATGCACCGGAAAATAAAATGACTCTTTGCCAGCAGTGTCATATGTTTATACATCATAGATATGATTACTTCGGTCAACCATTTCAGCATAGGTATGTTGACTATGACAAAATAAGTAGCATTGAATATATCGGTGAAGAAGAAGTTTTTGATCTTGAAATGCTTGCTCCAGATCACAATTTTATTGCCAATGGATTTGTAGCCCATAATTGTACTGCTGGACCGCAGGTAGAAGTCAATATGTCTCTACTCGCACCAGACACGGACGTAGATTCTATTTATGCTAGAAAGATATGGTTTAGAGAAGGACGTGGTATTGAAGCACAGTATCCTGCTATTAGAGGATTGGAGTTCAATTCTCATATCGATGAACTGCTTACGGTTATAGATACATTCAAGGGATTTGCCGATGAAGAGACTTGTTTGCCAACATGGATGATTGGTGAGAGGATTAATAATGAAACAGCCCAAGCCGCTTCTGGAAGGATGGCTACTATAACCATTGCGATAAAGGACGTTGTAAAAAACTTCGATGCTTTCACTGAAGGAATAATTCAAGATTTGTATGCCTGGAATATGGATTTCAATCCTCGTCAAGACATTAAAGGGGATTATATGTGTAAGGCTCGGGGTGTTTCTTCTCTTGTAATGAAAGAGATTCGCATGCAGGCACTCAATCAGCTTTCAACTACTATGACTGAAGAAGATTGGATTTATGTAGACCGCAGAGAGTTCCTTAACGAAAAATTCAAAGCACATGATATCAATATTACTCTCAGAAGTGAAGAAGAGGCAGATAAGATACGAACCGCTAATCAGGAATCAATCCAGATGCAGCTTGCTATCCAGATGCAGCAAGCAGAGGTTGGATATAAGAAGGCGCAGACTATGGCTCAACTTTCCAAAGCAAGAGAGAACAACGTAGATGCCGTGGTGAAGTCTCAGGGTGAAGATACCCAATTAGTTGACGCACAGACAGATAAAGTCAGAGTGGAAACCGAACTACTTTTAAAACCAGAAAAGGAGAAAAAGAAGAAAGATGTTAAGCAACCCAAAAAAAGCTGAAGCAATTGCAGAATTTACGGCACTTAAACACGATCCTGCGGGTAGACCTATCATTAAACTTTTGGATGTTCTGATAGATGAAATCCGCGTGAATAACGATACTGCGGTCACAGAAATGGTTGTGAAAAATCAAGGGAAAATAGAGGCTTACCTTGAATTGAAAAGGTATATTCTGAAATAAGAAGTTGACAAAAATATTATTGCATGAAAAAATTTCAAATAGGGGGATAGAATGCCTGGAACAAGTGGAGAAGATGTATTCGGTGACTCTTTTGATATTGCGGCAGATGGTACTGCTGGGATAACACAAGAGTTAGATGCAGGAACAACGGGAATAATTGACGATGCCGGAACAACTGGTGAAGCTGGAACAATGGGTGATGCTGGAACAACTGGCGAAATAGATTATGAACAAAAGTATAAGTCTCTCCAAGGAATCTACAAGAGTGATAAAGAAAAGTGGACTCAGAAAGAAACAGATTTTCTTGGAAAGATAGAACAATATGGAACGGCTGGAACCGCTATTTCAGAGGAAAAGACTAAAGAAACTCTTAGTGACTTTAAGGAATCCCTTACTACCAAGCAGAAGGAAGAACTTGAGGAATACGAGAAGGACTTTGCGTTAGTTTCCGAAATGGAAGGCATGAAACGTGAACGTGCAATGGAAGGGCTGAAAAAGGAACTCAAAACATTTCGTGATGAGGTAACCGCCCAGCTTATCCCTGCAACAACCTCAATTAAAAATCTTGAAAAAAAGGATATAGACAGGTCAGAAGAGGAACATTTCAGCGCCATTAAGGGAACACACTCAGATTATGAAGCGCATGTAGAAAGCGGTGCGTTAAGAGAGTGGATTGAAACAAAGCCAAATTACCTTAAAAAGGGTATGGTTGAAATATACGACAATGGTTCTGCTGAAGATATTGTAGACCTCCTGACCGACTTCAAACTCGAAAATAACATAACCGAAGTAGGCACCAAAGATGTAAAGTTAGATGCGAAGCGTAAAGCGATTACATCTGTAAACACAAAACGTGGAGCAATCGGCTTGCAGAAAGCAGCCGCAGATGACTTTGAAGGTGCCTTCGACGAAGCGATCAATACATAGGAGGACTAAATCATGGCGATGACAACCTACGGCGATATAACGCCTAGAACTGCGGCTTACGCAGTTGTTCAGTTACTCAAAAGAGCGATGCCTTATCTATGCCTGGAGAAATTTGGGCAGAGTAAGTCACTTCCCGGGAATAAAACCCAGACCATGAAGTTCAGGCGATACAATTCACTCGGACTTCGTACTACGCCCCTGACTGAAGGGGTAACCCCTGCCTCAGAGAAAATGACGGCAACCGATATTTCCGTACAGCTTTATCAGTACGGCGGACTTGTCGGTATTACCGATATAATCATGGATACTCACGAAGACCCCGTTCTTCAAGAGGCAATCTCAGTATCCGGTGAACAGGCTGCAAAGACAGTCGAAACTCTTCGATACAACGTACTCAAGGCTTGTACCAACGTGTTCTATGCGAACGACGTTGCGGCAAGAACAAGTGTCGTCGCGGTCATATCAAGAGCAGATCAACGAAGGATTGTACGTGCGTTGGAACGACAGGAAGCGCAGCACATTACGTCCATCATAAAATCCACCCCGGCCTTCAATACCGAATCGGTACTCCCTGCATTTGTCGGAGTAACCCACGTCGATATGACAACGGATATTCGGACGATGGATGGATTTACCAGCATTTCAGACTATGGTAATGTAACGCCTTTTGAAACGGAAATCGGTGCCTGTGAGGATGTGAGATATATCAAGTCAACTATCTTCACGCCTTATGATGACGGTGGTTCAACAGTAACAACTGGAAAACTTACGACTACCGGAACGAGATGCGATGTTTACCCCGTGATGTACTTCGGTAAAGATGCTTATGGTATCGTCGCCCTGAAGGGTAAATTTGCAATTACACCGATCGTCATTAACCCGACTCCATCCAAATCCGATCCACTTGGACAGCGAGGTTCCGTGAGTTGGAAGACCATGCAGAATACGGTAATTTTAAATGATGCATGGATGGCGGTGGCGGAATTTTCATGTACAGATTAAGTCAATAGATTCAATAGGTTATTAGGGTTACAAGTTGAACCCGAAGTAACACAAGCGATTTGCCCATCCTAGCCGGATCGCACCTTGAACTAAAAGTCTAGGACGACACAACTTATCAAACGGAGGATAATAACATGAGTTATAAAAAATTTGACGATGCTGATGCTAAAGTAAATCAGAGCCAAATGAAGGTTTATGACGCGGTAGTAAATGAGGCATTACGAAGAGCCTTTCAGGGAATATCTAATCGCCAGCTTGGTACGACTGCTGGAACCGGATATGTTCCTACTTTATCTGCCTGTGCCATTGGTACAACGAGCGGTTTCAAAACCACCAACGAATCAGGTGTTATAAGGAATGGTGTTGTTACGAACGTCCTTTCGACGGATAATATGTACTTTTCGACACAGGGAACCATGGGTTCTAATACCGTCGCAAAGTTTCTTATTTGCAGCACGGCAGGTACTGGAGCACAGATTGTCGGCCCCGGTAATATAATTGACAAGGGAGATTACGCAAGTGCCACACTTGGTGCTGCGGCTGCAAAGGTTCCTGATCTCATTGATGGTGAGTGTGCGCTTGGGTACGTTACCCTTCAGGCACCAGCAGCGACAGTCCTTGTCCTTACGGCTTCCGCAACTACAGCAGCGGCTGGACTTGGGTATGCGATAGGTGGAGGTACAACAGCAGGCACAGCAACTTACGTGGATGTTGTTTGTATGCCGTATAATGTTTAAACTGGTGGGGGGAAGTAATTCCCCCTACTTTACAACGGAGGGATAAGATGCCTAGAGTTAAGACAGATAAGCAAAAGAACCCATTGGATTATTTCACTGGGCCAGGAGCACACATAAGGGATAGGATTATAATCCATGAACATCCTGATATTCCCG